TTCAACATCAAAAGCTTCTTCAGCTGCCAAGGTCTCAATAAATAATTCTGGATGGAAAATCTTGGAAAATTGGTCCATAATTTGCTGTTCAGTTGCAGGGGCTTCCGGTGTATCAATGCCAGCCTCCTTACGAATCGCATTAGCCAAACTAACACTTTCCTTCTTACGACGGTCGTTCTCTTTGACATAATAATCCCAAAATTCTTCAAATTTCAAACTATTCATACCAGGAAGATAAGAAACCTCTGCATTACCAGTCTGTTTATTGTGAATTACTTTATAGCAGGAGAACCGATAGTGCTCTGTAAAAAGAGGAGGCACATCATCCACATGAATACCTTTTAACTTAGCAATAGTCGCTTTATCAAATGTGTAGTATGAGTTTCCTGTTTCGTCTTTTCCAATTGGCACACCATAAGCAGGATCTATTGTAACATCTGCCCACACATGGAAACGACGAAACACTGCTCCTGGATCAACGAGGGATTTAATTTCAGGATATTTCTGATTTGACGATGCAATTATGTACTCAGAAACAAAATTTGTGACTCCTTTTGCTTTTAATTCAGCCATTTTCAACGGAAATTGAGCAGTGTTAACCATATATTCTAATTCTTCATATTCCTCAACTGGTCGTTGTTGAGAATCTTTCACGTTACCGAAATCATCCAATATAACTACTGGTTGTCCAGTATATCCTTCCCAATACTCATTTTTAGCACGACGAATAAATGCAGTTGATTCAAATCTCAATCCATCCTTTGCCAAATAACGTCGATAAATACGAGATTTAAACACCTCAGTCGCAACGCTTTTCCCTACACCAGGGTGTCCAAAGAGATACAAAGCTACAGGTTGGTTCCGGATTGTGTGACAGCGAGCAGGACTATGAGTCGCCCATTCCACTTGATCTTTTATACGTCGTTGAAGGCTTGAAACGAGTTGGGTATTTGAACGTGAATTCATCCTAGCAGCTTGATAATGATATTCATTTAATTCATGATTGACAGTCAATATTTGATTAGCAATCCCAGCAGACGAATCAACCAAAGTCTTCTCAAATGTTTCAATTAATTTAACAGCAGCATATAAATTCTCCATTTGAGGAAAATTCTGCATAAAATTATACTCTTCGACAGAAAAGCCATACACTGTAGTATAATATATTTCAGACAAATAAGAGAATAGCCAAGTGAATAAATCTTTCAGAGCCTTGAAACCTTGTGCAGCGCGTCCTACATTGGCAAAGTGTTTAGTCATCTCACCGGGTGTTGGTGCTGTACCTGTGCAAATGAGAGAAAATGCGCCACAGAGAAATGAAAGAAAACCAGCAAAT